AAAGAATCTACTATCAGTTTTCATTTTAAATTTTATTTCATAAATTGTGTGTTTAGTTGTAATTTCTTCAGGTGGTATTTGTATAACTTGATTCAATGTTTTGTATTGATTGTAATTATTGTCCGTATAACTCCCAATGTGTGGTTGATAAGAATCATCATTCCAAAGATGACTTGTTCCTGAGCCTTGATTAAAGGTGTGTTTGCCTGTTATTTTATAAAATACAGTGTATGCTAAATCAACTGCTAAAAATTCTAAACATCTATTGTGTGAATAAGCTTCAGTTGTTGTTATCCACTTTGCAATATTAGGATACAATGTATACTCAGGAGCATCAGAATTTGGACTAATTGTTTGACCTATAGTTGGAATGAAAAGTGGAGATACCATTCCTCTACCTAAATCAGATGTGACATATGTTAATTCTTGTATTGCATCGTCAGCCAAACGATAGAAAAATTCATCACAATCAGACTTGGGTCTATTTCCACTATCACCAGAATAAGTATCACTTTTTGTGTGTTTACTATAATCACCCATTTCCCCAATTGTTTTGTGCATAAACTCATTAGTCCACTTTTTATATCCTCTTTTTATCAAGTCTAAATGAACTTGTGGTCTTGCCATTGTATTTGTATGGTCAAAACAATAAGCAAAAAAGCCTGAAGAACCTGTTGTATTGTGGTAGTCTGTTATACCTTCTTGACTTGTACCATCTGCCGTATAAGTGCTTTGTTCAAATGATTGTAAATGTATTCGACCACTTGAATAATCTTCGAATCTTTTTTGATTAAGATTTGAGTCAGTATATAAATCACTGTTTCTGACTTTATAATCATCTTGTATAGAATCAAAAGTACAATACCCCCAACCACCAAGAGGTAAAAACATTCTAATATCACCATCACCATAATCATTTAATGCACTTTTTTCTCCTGCATTGAAATAATCATATATTTTATATGTACTGTGCACACCCTTACCACTACCATTGGGTATTAAGTTTCTTTTTTTAATTGGTATAAATTTTTTATCAGTCGGAGAAAATGTATCAATAAAATTATCTGATAACTGATTATCTTCATCAAATACAAAACAACCCAAAGGTATTCTACCATCTTGATTTGAATCTAAAAGACTCTGATTTGTATTTTGAAAAATAGAAGTATCTATATCCAATCCACTAAATGGGTCAAAGGATTGTGAAATTGTTTGCTCAATATTAACACCATCAATATTAAATCCGTATGAATAATTTTCTTCTTGAAATTCACTGTCGATTGGCATAATTTACACCTTAAAACCACGAGCTCTTAATAAATCAGTTCGTGATATTATTTCTACTTTACATTTGTTTCCAAAGCCTGAATTAACAACAACATCTCTTGTATTTGAATCGGGAGCGTTAAGATGATTCATCCAAAAATCAGGAGTGTAACTTAAATCTTTTGTACCATTTGTGCGACTCTTTTCAATTGATTCATCTTCCTTTATTTCTGGATTATAAGTAGCACATATGAAATACCATTCATTAAAATCTTCAGGTATGTAAGTTGATTGTAAAAGTCTGTTTTCATCACCACCACTTCCACCAACTTCACCTGGATTAATTGATTTCCTACCACTTCCTATATATGGACCATCGGCCCAATCTTCAGAACCATCATCAAACCTTATATCACCAGCTACTCCAATATGAGAGTCTCTCAATCCCCCATCATCACCATAACGATTACTACCTTCTTTTTTATATTCTCTAACTTGTAATCTAACAAATCTAGCAGTGTCTGATTCGTTGAATATTCTATTATCATAACCAGGTCCTACATCTAAACCTAACTCTTTCTTTCTATTATACTCTTCAACAAATTTACCATAAGTAATATTAATATCATTACCTTGGCGTGTTATAATTCTAGATGTATCATCTTTATTCAATACATAAGTTTCTAATTTAAATCCAAATGGATTCTCACTCCGTGTTGTATTTCCAAAGTTAAACAATGTACCACTTGAAGCTTTATCTAAAAATCTAACCCACATTGTAATTGTAAAACCTGTTCCAGGATTTTCCAATAAAAAAGTATTTGCAACATTATAATCAGCAATATTGTTATTATCAAGTATGGCTTGGTTAGTTGCACTTATCAATCCATTATAATCACTTGTTAACCAAGTTGGATTATCTGGGTCTAATCCTTCTATGAAATCTTTATTTGCATTACGAATAATAATACCTTGATTTGGATTTCTGAATTGTAAATATCCATCTGATAGATTTGTATACTCTGGTCTATCATCCTGTGGTGTTGGAGCTTCTTCTAATAAATCCGTTAAGTAAGGAAGTATTGTGTTGTAAATTTCTTGAATAGTTCTTGGTTTATTAGCATCATTTGCTGTATCAGTTAATCTATGAATAAAAGCTTGTTCTTCATCAATGTTTGATTCATCAGGATTATCTTGTGCATATGAAATACTATTGTCTTGACTATATTGTTCCGCATCAATCCATTCATCAGTTCCTTCAACTCTATCAACAGGGTTTCCAAAATTAGGTATGGTTGGTGGTAACAATGCATTTAATTCTTCAAAAAAACTAATAATTCTACTTTGTCTTGTATCACCTGCAGGAAGTAGTTCAAATATATTTGTATCAAGAAACTCTTCAGCTTTTTCAATATCAACATTTGATTTTTGTTTTTGTAGTGGAATGAATTGACTTACATTCAAAGGATTACCATCACCAACAACTAAATTAGTAATATCTAATATACCACCTTCAATACCACCACCAGTAATACTTATACTAATTGTGTTATCAATACCCTCATTGATAGTAACATCAAATGCACCATTAATCTGATTAGCTATTGATTGTAAATCATCTTCTACATTAGCCTCAACATCTTTCTGATAAAGTGCTAATGTACCATCACCATGTCCAATTTTTATACTTCCACCACGAATAAATTTTTGATTATTTTTTACTGTGGTAGTGTTTACCATCGGACTTTCAATTAATTTATCTGATATTATATCTAGCAATCCTTCTAGGTCACCAGTTTGAATATTGTAAGGATTTTGTTCTTCTAACTGACTATTAAAATCTATATTTTCGTCTTGAGTATATGCCATAACTATTTCCTTTTCACTACAAATTCAAAATCATCATCAAACACTTGTTCTTGTCCATCATCTAATTTTAATTTTAATAAAATTTTATAAACTCTATCAGGATAGAATCCATCTAAGTATTGAATAAAATAATTTGAATTACTATCACAACTAAGTTTTGTATAACTTGTATCTTGATTATCTTCAAATGGTACAATGAACTCATCGGTAGCAACATCTTTAATTGCATATGAACCACTACCATTGGTTATGAATGAACCAGTTGTGGTTTGAACTGAATTAGTAAAAGTTTTTTGAATATATCTTTTTCTAGCACCAACTCTAAATTTAACTCGTTCACCTACCTTGTAACTTTCTCTCAATCCTTTCATATATAAAAAGTTATCAGCCAACCCACTCATTGTTAATTCATTTAATGAACCCGTAGAGAATGATGAATCATCCCAACGAGCTTCCAATCTTGGTGAGAAAATTGTATGTGTATTTCTTGAAAAGAATTTTAAATGTCCAAATGTTGTTTCATCAGTTTCTTGACTACCACTAAAATTTATTAACATTCCATAATTTGAATATTGTCCTTGTAACCACATATTTACCATATTGGTTACTTCTACATTTACATCTGGTGATTGATTTGAAAATGATTGTGCTGATTGACTTACACTTAATACAGATACACCAGCTGTGTTCCAAGTCACTGCTGTTCCACCAATTGGATTACTTCTATTTTCCCAACTACACCCATTTGTGTTTTTTGGATTGTCACCATCTTTACCAGTGCCTTCTGTCCAAGATTGTGATATTGGCTGAATGTGTAAACTATATTCCTCAGTCATTTCTGCATTACCTTCAGCTTCAAATAATCTTAAATAATATTTAGCATCAGACGCTATTGTACCATCAGCAACAGATTTGGATAATTCAGTAAATTCAGTTCCACTAAATTGAACCAATGCTCTAGTTGGATAATCAAATGAACTATTATAAAATTCTTTTTTGACTTCAAGTATTTGGTCTCTTCCAAAGTTTTGGTCTTTAAAAGATTCACCAGTTATCGTTGACGAGCCACTTGAAATCCATGTGTCTTGATTTGGAAAAATAAAATGGTGCATTATCTAACTCTCCCTTGTATGTTTATATTTGGATTCTTTAATTCAAAAACCGTTGGTGTTGATATGTTTGGTGGTAATATAATTGTACTATCATCTGATAGTGCGTTTTTAAAATTATATTTATAACCATAACCAGCAGTGCCTTCAGCATTTGATTGGTCAACAAACCCACCATCTATTATACCATCACCATTTAAATCAGCTCCATTACCTGAAGGACTATATGAATAAGTATATGTTGGTGATGTTAATAAATTCCCATCACCATTGTAATCTTCGTGTTGGGTTAGTGTAACATGTCCAATTGAACGAACACCTTCAATACCCATCAATTCAAATTCTAATTGACTTAGATATATTGGTTGATTAAACTGCATTTTATTTATGTCAAAATATTCTTTAATCTTTTGAATACAATTTAATTTAACTTCTTGTTTGTTAGAATATTTTTCAGCTATGACATCAAAAAACACTCCAAAGTTTACAATGTATCCATCGAGAATTACCACAACATCAGTTAATAAATTAAAATTTTCTAAATATTTTTTTATATTTGATTTTAATGTTTTTGGTAAATTATCCGTAGTACCTAAAGAAATTGCATGTGGATTACCAACAAGTTCTTTCTTAATATTATAACCTAAAACCGTGACCTCCACAGGAGATAATTGATATTCAGCAGATGCAATATATTCCTGCATATTAGATGTTAGGTTATTAATAGTGTTACTATAATTTTGTAAAGGTTGTATAACACCATTTATAGCTTGTAATTTTTCAGTCTGTGAAATTTCAGTGTTCGGTGTTTCCAATACAGTTTGTATCAAATCTAAATCTGAAAAAATATTATTATTATTAGTATGAATGGCATTTACTTGATTGGTAAGGTCTTCATCTAATCTTTTTTCAAAATTAGCTGATACATATACTTTTGCAACATTTCCATATTTACTTGGTAAGTTTAATACTCTAGCTTCGTAATCTTCTTTCGTTACTGCTCTGTTTTGTGTAGAGAAAAATGCTTTAGTTTTTTCTTTTATTTCTTCTATATCTTCTTCATCTTTACCACCACGAGCTGGAGCATTGTTTATAACACTTGTTAGAGTTGCAGAAGTGTTTCCGTTTTGGGCTGTTATGGTTGGTGTAGTGGTTAAATCTCCAGATGGAACATTTGAATTAATTCCACCACCTACACGATAAGTAATAGTTAAAGTTGTTTGGTTTGGAGCTTCTCCCAATGTTGAATACTCATCACCTAACAATGGGTCAATCGATTGATTCAAATCATTTGTTTGTCCTGGAATAATAATTCCAATTTGTTCTAAATCTATAAATCCATCATCAATTAGTTGCCCATTTTTTAACACACCATTACCAAATACAAGTGAAGTTGTATTATTATTATTTGTTTCACGGGTAAATCTTTTTGATGTTTTGATATATCTCAGAGAGTATGGTACAGCTGATGTTGATGATAGTCCACCAGTTTCTGTAGAATACGCCGAATCTCTATTTATATCATCTGTATAATGAGTTGAAATCGGAACTTTATCTTGTGCTAAGAAATCAACTTCATACCAATTATTTCCATTTGAATCCACACAAGAAATAATATCAATAACATCAGTATCAGGTATAGTTATTTTTTTAAATTTTTCCGGTGCGTTAATTTGAAATGTAATTGTTTTTTCATTTGCACTTATAGCTCTCACAGTTCTTGATAATGTATAAGTTGAAGCTAAACCACTACCATTTAGTGTTGCAATAGTATCACCATCATTTGAACCAGTAATCTGAAAATCAATTGGTTCTAATGTTGTAAAAATAAGGTCTGAGTTGGAGTCTGATATTACTTCTACACCAGCGTCAAATATACCACCATTACTATAATTTATTTTTGATTCATCTCCTGTTTGACTTCTTATATTAGAAGTAAATGTTAAATCAACATATGATGGAACTATTGGTTTTACTTTGTAACCAAACATATTAGCCATAGTGATTATGTTTCTTCTCTCTTCCGCCAATGGTAATAACATCTCACGATATTGTTGGTCAACATAAAATGATAACACATCACCCACATAAGCATTCATTTCCAACAACATCATACCAGGTGATGTTTCATTAAAATCTCTATATGTATTTGGAAAATAAGATTTAGCATAATTCATCAATGATGTTCTCAATGATACAAAATCTTTATTTAAATAATTTACATTTGATTCTTTAAAATTCTCTTTACCATATGTTGGCATTTTTTATCTCCAATTAATATCCACCACCAACACCACCAGCTGTTGAGGATTCAGGTTCTGATATATCTGATGAAAAACCAAGTGTTACTGAATCTAAGGTGTTTGGGTCTTGTTTTAAATTAAATAATATTTTTACTCTAATTTCATTCATTCCAATATCTGTTGTATCATCTCTACTTAAAATTTGAATGTCTCTAACTTCTACAAATGGTAACCAGACTTCTAACTTATCTAATATAGTGTCTTGGACATTTAGTAAATTTTCTTCTGTAATATGTTCGAATAAAAGTCTTCTCAATCCTATTCCCAAATTAGGTTGAAATAATCTTTCACCCTCTTCAGTTTGTAATAAGTTTCTCATATTGTTTTTTACAGCTTCAATGGTTGTAGAAGTGGTTGCAAAAAATCCATCTTTTTCATCACCCCTACGAAATGGTAAATCAATACCAACTTTAATATTGGTATCATTATCAATTATGTATGGTTTTCTTGATGTATCTTTTATAGCCATTATAATATCTTCCTAGCGTCTTCATCTAATAGTTTAATTGTTGTAAAGTCTCTTTGACCTTGTTTATCATCCACATTAAAACCATCTTTTGAATCAGGGTCACTACCTATATAAGCATAACCAGTTGATTGTAAACCACCCTCTTGTTTTGTTAATTCAAGTCCAGCCAAATCAGCTCCACCTTCCAATAAAGGTGTTATAGCTTTTTCTATTTCTTGTTCAAGTTTTCTTATCAGTCTATCTATTCCAGGAATTGGACCTCCAATTTTTCTTAGAATTTTTAAAATAGGAGCTTTATCTCCCAACAATGTATCTAACTTTATATTAACAGGCTGTGAGGGTGTTACTAACTCTTCAACTACAACAGGTGCTTTTAATTGTGTTATAGTAAAGTTAGCGTCCCTAAGAGCATTTACAATTGCCCTAGCAGTATAATGAGCCTCTCTCTCCGCATATGAACCTTCTGATATATCAGGAGGTGCTATCGGTGGGTCAGCCTGTTCAGCTGCTTTAATTTTTGCCTGTAACAAATCCCACTTTAATCCTTCTTCTTTCAATGCCATTGTTATCTTCCAATTTTGTTTTTAGATTTTTCCATTGATTTTTCTAATACTTGACTATAATCTTTATTTAAGAATTGACTCATAGGGTCACTTGATGGAACTGGTTGTGTTCCATTCATCATATCACCATAGTTTTTTCCAATAACTTCATTCATTCTATCTGAAGTATATTGTCCATCACCCATTGTTTTCCAACCATCATCTTGAGCTGTTTCATTCAACACATCATTCAATACTGAATTATTAGTGAACGATTTTTTTTCAACTATTTTTTTAGGTTGAGATTGGGTTGGTTGTTTCAATTCAGTTATTACTTCCTTGATTGCCATAGCAACTTCTTCCCTAACGATTTGTCTGATTACATTTTTGATATTTTGTTTTTTCTTTTTCATAATTACCCTTGTTCTATTTTATGTTTTTTACTTAATATTTTATTTAATTTTTGTTGTATAGGTATTATTTTTCCAGATAATGGAGCGGTTGTTCCATCTGTTAATGGTAATGGAGAACCATAAAATAATGAAGCTGCTTTACTTAGAGCATCTAAAGTCTCTGTTAAAACTTCTAACAATGCATCACCTAATACCATTGCTTCCATTGTAACACCTTCTTTTTTAGAATCACC